CGGGCGCGGCGGCAGGTTACCCACCACCACCGATGCCAGATACTGTGAGGTGGTTTTGCCTTTAATGGTGATGTCTTTTTCCGTCACCCAGCCACCGTTACGCTGTATCTGAACCAGCAGGCGGACTTCCGACGGATTCCGGTCCCCCTTTGAGGTGGTTTCCACCAGTGCCTGCACACCGAAGGTAAAGCGCAGACGGTCGATGTTTGCAGACGTGATGGTCCGGGTAATCGGCGTGTCGTACTTCACTTCCGTACCCAGCACCGTCTCGGAGCCGGAGGATTCAAATCCCTCCGGCGGTGTCTGCTCCTGCTCACCTGCCCGGAAAACCACCGTGACACCGGAGATATTGGTATTCCCCTCACTGTCCAGCACTGGCGTACTGTTCAGCAGCACACTTTTTAATCCGTCCACCGGACCTTCAATCGGCCCTTCACTGATGGCGTCTATCACGCTCAGCATCTGGGAGGACTTCAGGTTGTCCTTCGCTTCGCGCGGGGTATGCCCCTTACTGCTGCCTTTACCCATTCCTCACGCTCCAGAAACGACAAAACCGCCCTGAGGCGGTTTCACATAAAACGTTTTTCATCAACGACCAATCACCACAACCTGACCACCGTCCCCCTCGTCTGCCGTGCTGATCTCCTGAGAAGCCACCCGCGACCCCACGCGCATTTCACCGTACAGAACAGGCAGAACATTGCCCTGGGCAACCATGTTATCCAGTGATGAGAAATAGGTGTTCTGCTTACCGTTATCCGTGCTGGTCGCTGTGGGCGTCCGGGCTTTCGGTGCCAGCATCTGGGCCACACCGCCCAGGATCATACTGGCCCCTGCTGCATACATACCCGATACAGCCGCGGCTCCCAGCCAGCCCACAGGGTTCCACCATGCCACAGCCATCAGCGCCGCCCCCAGCACCACCTGAAAAACACCGCCACTTTTGGCACCCGCCAGACGCGGTACGATGTGGATCACGGCACCATTTGCCAGCGGTTCATTAAGACGGGCAGATAATTCGTTTTCGCCTGCATCACGCCCGGCAATGCGCACCTGATACCAGCCCTCATTCAGTTTCTGGCGAAACGACGGTAGCTGCGTGGCCAGCGCCCGGATAGCTTCGGCTCCCGTTTTCACACGAAGGTCGATACGGCGGCCAAATCGTTGTAAATCCCCGTAAAGGCAGATGCGAGCCATGCCCGGTGACGCCAGAGGGAGTGTGTGCGTCGCTGCCATTTGTCGGTATACCTCTCTCGTTTGCTCAGTTGTTCAGGAATATGGTGCAACAGCTCACCGTCGCCGCAGTAAATGGCGGCATGATTCGGCACCGATGAACCAAAACAGCACAGCAGCACATCGCCCGGCTGCGCCGCTGACAACGGCACCTGATACAGCCCTGTGGCCTCCAGATTATCCAGATAGAGATTCTGACCGTTACGCCACCAGTCATCCTCGCGATGAAAATCCGGCATCTCAATCCCCGCCAGATGGTAAGCGTCCCGGAACAGCGTGTAACAGTCCGTCACCCCGTGCTCAAAGCGCCGCCCGGTGAGATGCGGCACACAGCGGAACTTATGAATCGCCCCGCGGCAGACCAGCCACCACGGCAAATCACTCTGCACCTGCAACCGCCGGTCGGCCTCACTCAGCCAGGGCAGACCACCGGGGTGGCTGTGAACCAGCGCCACAATCTCACCCTGCATCTCTGCCTGCAGCCAGTCCTCCGGAGCCATCCGGAAATACTCCTCCGGCTCACCGGAAATATTCACGCAGGGAAAATATCTTTCCCCCTCCGGCGTTCTCACCACGAAGCCGCACGACTCCGCTGGCGCACATCGCCGGGCGTGCGCCAGAATCGCTGATTCTGTCTCTGTCATGGGATTTACTGCGAAAGTTTGTTAATGGAAAGGAAGCCGCCAAAGTTGCCGACGTTATTGCGGAACTTACAGCCGCTCAGGCATTTACTGCATTTATCCTTCGAGATATCAGATGTCGGCTGGTCATATTCATCAGCGACAGCTGGGCCATTATAACCGCACTCATCACCGCGATAGATCCAGGTGCAGGTGTTAGCCAGCATGATGCGCCCCGGAAAAACAGCACCATCCGTTTCCGTCGGAGTAGACAGCACAAAGGCCGCGCTAGCCGCGTTCAGTTCGCTGCACTGCTCGATGCGCCAGCGGCTGATCACCTCCTGCTCCGGATCGGCTTCGCTGTTTCCGTTGACGAAGTTCACCGCATCCAGAAAACGGGCGTACACCTTACGCCGGACCACCGTTCCGCCGACCAGACTCTGCAGATCTTCCGCCATCCCGGTGACCATGCCGTGCAGGTTTGATACCTTAAGCGTGGGACGTGCGCTGCTGCCCTTACCGTTCATCTCAAAGCCGCTTCCCTGAATGGGGTACGCCTGATACTTTCGCCCCTGCCAGGTAACCGGTTCACCTTTTTCGTTCTGCTCATTGCAGAAAAAGTAACGCTCCCCACCGACCTCTGTCAGATCAATTTCCCAGAGCACCACGCTGGCCGACTGCTCCGCACGGATACATTCATTCAGTGTTTCCTGTCGTATGTCCTGCATCAGATCACCACTTCGTCAAACTGACACGAAAAATCGGTATAGGTGATATGTTCTGTCGCTGACCACGTTCGACACACCACTCTGATTTTTCTGTTAATACCCGGCGGGCGCCAAAAAAAAGATTTATAGCCTCCATGCCGAGCCAGAAACAGTTCAAATGAATTACGTTCATTCGCCTCAACCCTGAAATCACAGGTAAAAACACGCAGAGAATGATTAAGTCCGTTTGGGCTTCGTTGTTCATAACCATCGCCAAATCTTACAGTTTTTATCGATGGCTTATTTTCTGTTTTCATTCCATCCTCTGGTAACCAGTAAAATTCTTCCGTATTAGCCACTTAACATTCCTCCATCACGTCGCATATTTAACAGAGCGCCCTGCACCCGCTGATCAACCATCCCCATAAGTGCTTTTATTGCCTGAGGACCAATCTCTCCATTCTGGCCGTCATTTTGAATAGTGATTTGGTATACAGGGGCATAAGTAATATCTCTGCCTCCATTACCACTTTTACTATTAATAGCTCTGACACCAAGAGAACCATCGGAAGTTCGCGTTAATGGCATAATAGCTTCCGGTCCAGCCTCACCAAAAACACCAGCTCCTTTTGCAAAAGCAAAAAATTGCGGGGAGTCATAAATACCGTTCGAATATGTACTCAATGACGGAGACTCATAAACACCGCCCTTTGCATTCGGAATAAATTTACTAATAGCACTCCCGATAGTTCCTAAAATACCCCCAGAAGAACTGTTACTAATGCTGTCGAAAATCCCAGTAATTGAAGCCTTTAATGCAATTCGACTAAGATCCGAAATCACGGAAGTAGCGAAAGAACGAAAATTTGCCTTGCCTGTCGTGACAAAATCACCTAGCGCATCGGTCATCCCATCAAACATCTGAGTCGTGGTTGATTTTATCTGCGCACCGATATCCTTAGTGTCATCCAGCCAGTTATTGAATCCCTGGGAGGCACCACTAATCCAGTCTCCTGCCTGAATATCGAGCTGCTCGTTTATCTGGCTGACAATTTCTTTTTCTCGTTCCAGAGCATCATTCAGAGCCTGCATTTTCTCCTGAAAAACATGATTTGACATTCCACGGGATTTATCTGCATAGTCACGTTCAAGTTGCAGACGCTGATTGTTATATTCACGTTCAATCCGCAGTAATTCCTGCTGGCGTTGCTGATTTTTATCGCCAACCCCATAACCAGCAATCTGAATGTCATACCCCTGTTGACGATTATCAATCGAAGCCTGCAATGAATCACGCCATGCAGCTATTTCGGCGGATTCCTTGATTAGCCTGTTATTTTTTTCAATCGCAACATTTTTCTCCATCAACGCGGTTATTTCTTCCCGGTGTAAGAGAAGCGATTTCTGATCCTGGGTTAATTTCGATGACGGTCGTGACTCCAGGTCGGCAATCTGCTGACGCCACTTAACCAGTTCCTGTTCAGAGGAACTTAATTTAACGGTCAATTCAGCTTGTGAACTTAGTAACGCATTCTGTTGATTCAGATGATCAATCATTCGTTGGGCAGCATCATCCGAATAACCTTTCGCCTTTGGTTGCTTTGGATCTTTATAACGCTCATTTATTTGAGCGATAAGATTATTATATTCTTCCTTTGAATACTGATTCTTTAGCTTTTCCAGTTTTGCAAGTTCACTAGCTCTCTGCTGCTCCCGGGTCTGATATTGTTTTGAAAAAGCATCTGCTCTCTGTCTGAGTTCAATTCCTTCCTGTTGTCGCTTGTTGTAATCGTTTATTGATGAATTTAGTACGTCCTGAGCAATTTTTTCTGCTTGAAGTATGCCCAATTGCTGCTTTAATCGTGCCAGCTTTTTATTTTGAGCTCCGCCATCTCCAATGCCACCTAACCCGAAAACTCCGGGTCGGGTATTTTTTTCTATTTCATCAATTTGACGGAGAACATCTGAGATTTTTTGATCAAGGGAGGCCTCACGGCCAATATCCAGCATGGAATCCCATGCCCATTTTGCGGAGTCTGCGACAGCTTTCCATGCAGTCTCAAGATAACCAAGATTTTCTTTAATCTGGTTGGTGCGCTGGATCATTGAGGATGAGTATGCTTCTGTCGCAATGCGGGCGGCCTCCTGCTGGTTCCCTTCATCCTGTAGCGCCTTAATCTGGTTATAAGTCGCAAGTGTCAGAAAATGGTACTGATCATTAAGTTTTGATATAGCACTGACAGGATCCTTTGCAATTTCATTGAAGTCATTAACCAGTTGTTCGGTTGATATTCCTGTTACTTCGCTCGTTTTTACTATCGCTGTCGTCACTTGCTCCAGCGAACTGCTCGCTACCTTTCCCGAACGCACAAGCTGGTTTAATACTGCCGCCGCAGCGCCAGTTGTCGAATCAGCCGCATTCCCGGCACGTTGAGCTATATCGGCCAATTGCCCGCTGGTTGTCCCCAACTGATTTCCGGTAAGAATAAGAGATTTATTAAATTCGTCCTGCTCCTGAGAGCCTTTATAGTAAGCCAGCCCTAAGACGCCAACGGCTGCTGCGGCCAGGGTAAAAGGATTAATTAATCCCAGCACATAAGAACCTACACCTTTGATCGCCGGGCCAATCCCACCGAACATATCTTTTAGCTGGCCGCCCTGCTGCATTAACACCATAAATGGCGACTGACCAGTGGACAACCCAACAACAATATCCGTCATTTGTGCAGGCAACATGCGCATAGCAAAAGCCGTTTGTTTTGCCGACATTCCGGTTTTGCTTAATTGCGATTGAGTAACCTCAAGCTCACTCCGCATAGCACGAAGTTTTCCAGAAAGCTCCTCATACATTTCAGGAGAAAGCATCCCCTTAGCTTTTGCTTCATTGAGCTGTTTCTGTTGTTCTACCAGACGATTAAAAGCAGTTCCGACAGGATCAAGTTGAGCAATCAGACGTTGCAAAGCAGCAACCTGTTCATCATGTGCTTTTGCTGCTTCTCGCTCTGCCTGAGCCTCTCCGGTAAGCTCTCGCCGTGTTTCCTGTATTTTTCGGCTATAATTCTCAAACTGAGAACCATTTATTTTCCCGGATGCAAACGCAGCATTAAGTTCATCCTGCTGTTGTTCAAGATTTCTTAGCGCCGCAGCCAGAGGGTCGATCTTGTCCAGCATTCTTTGAAAGGCCTGAGCCTGCGCTTCCTGCTGGGCGGCAGCAAGTTTTCCGGCCTTCTCGGCTTCTCTCTGCGCTTGCGCAACCCCGCTCAATTCCTCTGTGGTTTCATTAAGTTTACGGACAAGAAATTCATATTCTTCTTTATCAATAAGCCCTTTATCGAAAAATTTCTTTAATTCAGAATAGCGTCGACCGACAGTATCAATTGCGGCACCAACTGGATCAATAGCTGCTTTTAATTTTGCGAGCGCGTTCTTCTCATCTTCTGTTGCCTTAGTCACTTTCCCTGCGCTATTTGCAGCAGTTTCCCCAGCCTGCGTCATTTTGACTAATGAGGAGGCCAGATTGTCAGCATTATTTTTCGCTCCAGTGCTATCAATAATTATTGCGAGACGCGAGGTTTGCTCTGCCATTCATTAAAACTCCTGACAACAAAAAACCCACCGAAGTGGGTTTCAGGCGACATAATAGTAGATATAGCGATTACGAGGCCACGCAATGCTTTTCTCCAGGAGCATCATCGATTTAATTAAAGACACCATCACATCTCTGTAACAGAGTGTACGTAATTAACAACTACACACACTGCTCCTGAAAATACTGGTCATCCAGTGCAAAGATCACTGCTTCAAATTCATCGCGCTCAATCAATACCGGATGAGTGGCTAAATATTCATTTATCTCTGTCAGAGATAAAGGCAAAGGCACCCCAGTCATTCCAGCATAACGTCGGGCACGGGATATTACCGAATAGGCGTACAACAATTCCTTAAGCACCGGGTCTATTTCTGGTTCCGGTATCGGTGGCAACCTGAGTTTTTCTCGCTTCCATCTTGCCTTTTCACCCTTTTCTCCCCCGAACTCCGATAACCACCGCTGGGCGGCTATGGCTTTTTTATCGTATCCTGCTTCTGCTGCTCTTTACCCTGGGCGATGCTGACTGCTTCTGCAAGGATCTGCCAGTACAACTCCGGATTCTGCTTAAGCAGCGCGATCCCTCGTTCTGGCGTATATTCCAGTGCAACCTCAACACCATCAACCAGTTCACCAACCCCTTTCCAGTCTTTCAGCAGATAACGAGCAGCATTATCAATGAGTAAATCATCAACAGAATCCACCTCGGAAACCTTTGCAATATCAAACTCCTTCGTTCCGACGTGCAAACTGGCATCCATTTTCTCAATGTGGCGACGGATTAATGCATTACGGGAGCGATACTGATCGTTATCGCTGCTTGCCACCAACAGTTTTAACCCGTCTACAGGTTTTAAGTCCTTCATTGGGGTAAACCAGCGTTCACCACCGATGATAATTTTCTGATTAAGAATAAACATCCATAACCTCATTCAATGCGCCCCCCTGTAGTGCAGTACCACAGGGGGAATAACGGAAAATCAACTAATCGCCTCAGCACTGGCTTTTGCGATCACGGCAGCCGGGGAGGCTTTTTTTCTGGTTATCGTAGGTGCTTCATCTGCTGCGGTAATGCTCAATTGAACCTGGATAATGTCGGTATTACCCCCATCAGGCCATTCACCTGACACCTGAACCTTCGGGAAACTGAAAGTGTATGCCCCCTCTCCATTCGAAAGCGTGAAGCTGAACGGAACTGTTTCTCCAGTCAGTGTTTTACTCCAGATTTCCCACGCGGCTTTAGACCATGAAAGCGTCACCGTACCGGACGGTGTAAAAGTAGTCGGAATATTTGCTCCTGCATAAGGCGAGCCAGTCCCGATACAACGCTGTGTCTGGAGTTTGTTATCGAACTGAATATCAAAACTGTCGATACAAAAACCGTTACCTCCGGCAACACCATTCAGGCTTACTGCTGAAACCTCCTTAAACGAATAACGTAGCTTTCCTGCACTATCCACAGGTTCGCCTTTGATAAAATTCGTATCATCGGCCTTTGATTCCCAGTCCAGCCCGGCAAAGGTTACGGTCGCCGTAATATCGCCGTCGTTAGGGATCTGCATTTTCCATGAGCCAACCTGCGCTCCTCTGACAACAGAGGCAATTCCGACATCGGACGCATAGGTCGCCAGAGAAAATGTTATTCGCTCATTCCCCATTGTCAGAGAATCACCTGACCATTCCGCGCCGAAACAGGATGCAAGAAAATCATCATGTTGACCCCAGCGAAATTTGGTACCAACATCACCGCCAACATCCACAGTGCCAGGCGTCGCCCCCTGAGCCATCCGGGAGCCACCAATCTCATTATTTTCGCCTTTATTCTGGGTGGGTTTTACTCCCCAGCTTGTGCGTTTTAATAAACTCCAGTCACCACTTGCTGGTGTGGCGCCTGCAACTGTCTCCCGGATAAATGCCGAGATAACCTTTGCACCTGAACTCACAGGAGCCTCCTATGTCATTAATTGCGCTAGAGCGCGCGATATGGAATTTGAAGATTAAGCTGGAACCAGCCATTCTTTTCGCCAACGGTTATTGAGGAAACAGCCTGGTAACTGAGACGGTCGTCATCCTGAAACTCAAACAGTTCCCGCAATTTATCGGCTGTCTCAGTAATGAGTTTTGAACCAGAACCTGCGGGGACAAATAACTGAATAATGATTATCCCCGTGCGATAAACAACCGGCCCCGCGCCAATTTCATTAACTCCAGCCTGCCCGGGAATATTACTTAACCGCGCCCAGATTAACTTACCGGAAGGATCGAACGTTGGCCCGTTCGGATACAATACGTCTTTTCCATTAATAACCGTCTGTGCCGTCATTCTGGAAATGACCGTATTTCTGATTTCAGTAAACGTCATTTGTAAGCCTGTAAAACACCATGAAAAGCGTTGGCATACACGCCAGTTGGCGCTTGTTGTGAATGACCGTTTTCAAGAGCCTCTGCATAAGGAAGGTTATTCTGGATATAAATAATTCCGTAATTTGCAGCTTTCGAAATAACCCCGATCCCACGCTGAACCGCAATCGTACCGTTCGGATCCACGTTATCAGATATACCAAAATCGGGATGCTGTAACGACACCATGTTGTTATTTCTGAAACGCCCGGTATCAACCGGAGCAGCAATATCGATAGCAGTAAGAATCTGAATAGCGATGTAGCGAATTTTCAGCCCCACATCTTCCTCAATCATCCCGGCAAATATTGACGGTTCGATATCCCATGCCTTTGCCATTTACGCTCTCCTTAACTGGATTGAGTAAACTGATGCGGAAGGATCTACACTCGCTGTAATTACCTCGTATCGTTGCAACTGCCTTGATACAGGATCATAAATCTCAATAATATGGCCGACAGCGGGTTTATCCGTAACCTCGCATACCAGAGCTGTTAATTTAAGGTCACCATGCAAAATATTAATCCCATCAATTCTGCCCAGCTTATAACGCGTCAACACGCCTCGCCCGGTATAGGTTGCTGTGGATTCGCCGCCAGTTTCCGTCACAGGATCCCAGTTCCGGTGCGTAACGTAAGAACCAGAAAAATCACTCACGGCGTCTGCTAAATCCTCATCAAAAGCAGCGGCAACCTCTGACTGAATCTCTTCACGAAGCCCCATCATCCCCCCCTCACAACCCTGACTTGTGAGCGACTAAGTCCGTACGGTTTCAGCAGTGCTATCGCAAGCTGTAAATCGGGTTCAAGCAATGCAGTGCTGTTTGCTGGCAATTCAGCAAATGATTTCGATACACTGACCCCGTCAGCCGACACGGCTTTACTGATAACAACGCCAGAATCATTTTTCTGCTGAAACAACTTACCGACAGAGGCAATTCTGGCTGCATATGCTCCCGCAAGTTTTACCTCTTCCGGAATACGGGATGGGTTAATTTTCAGGCCGAAGCCATTAAGCCAGGCATTAGCCATTAAAACAGCTTTATTTTTAGCGTTCTCACTCGTCCAGGCGTTCCCAAACGCATTATCAACGTCATCACAGGTCACGTAAGTGATCATGTGTTACTCCTGAGTTTTCCAGCCCAGAGCCTTCCAGTTGTCAACTTCATCAGGATGAACATTAGCGATAGTTGATGCGCCGGGAAACATCTGATAATCGGTCACCATAACCACTAACTCAATTTGCGTTTTTTGTGGCTCCTGAATTTGCTCCACATTTTGCTCCACCACTGCATTTTTTTGCGTGGCTTCACGCTGTGCTCTTTGCTCTTTAGTTAATCCGGCCATATACCCTCCATTAAAAATGGGGCCGAAGCCCCGTTTGGATGTTTAACCAAGAATCAGACAACCATGTGCCGGTTTCACTGACGAAACACCCCATGCCAGTCCAACTTCATAGCGTACCTGGCGATACTGACGATACAGTGCAATCTGGAACGTAATCCCTGAAATCGGGTCCGTAACATTCATTACATCATCAGCATTATCGCCACCTTCCGGCATTGCCGGAGTACGGGATGCCAGCAGAAACGCGTTGCGATCAAACGCCATATTTGCAGTAAAGGAGCCAACAACTGTGATTGCAGTATCATCGGCCAGATCCTGACGCAGTCCCGGTGCTGCAAGAGTAATCAGATTGCTGGTCGCTGCTGCCACAACATACTGATTCGGATCGCCAGCGAACGTAACAATCTGACCTGCAGAAATACTCCCCGAACCTGTATCAATGGAAATAAGAACATCGCCTTCTTTTTTCTCGCCATTCACGAGATAACCAGTTGCTGCAACCTTTGGCGCTCGTTTTACACCTGCCGAACTGTGAATATTGAATCCCTCCAGACGCCCCAACACGCCCTCACGCAGTAGCTGTTCAGTGCCGGATTCATTCACTTTAAACAATACAGACTGTTTTCCGCGCAAATTAGCAATGGCAGTGGAACCAAGCACCATCTGCAGATCTGTTGTCGGTGCGCCGTTATCCTCCAGAACCTGACGAGCCAGAGCAGCATCAGAAAGATCATCTTTAACACCAAACGGCGTTGTCCCTGCGGTTCCCACGGCGCGGGAAGCACCGAAATACAACGCACCAAGATCAGCCTCAACCTCGTTTGCAAGGGCGCGAAAAGCCTGCTTGAACTGATCAGCCAGAATGGTGTTGTAAGTCCCTGAAGGGCCAAGAGCCAGTTGTTCTTCACCATTCCATTTAACCGGCGCCATTTTGGATTTAGTAATTTTTACATCAACAGTGCCAATATTTTGATCACCGGTATTCGGAGCTGACGGCCCCGGTACGATATCTTCGGTTTTCGCCTCAGGCGCAACTGGCGCGGTTACCGTCTGATCTTTTGCTGCGGCGTCAGCTTTTGCGTTTTTTGCTACCGCAGGGATAAAACCTACCTGCTCACGGGATACAACATCCAGGGCGGTGTAAATAGTCGGGATCAACCCGGTCAGGGTATTTCCAGCCATAATTAAATATTCCTTAAAAATTTGCGTAATTGTGAATGGATTGAGTAGTGAGCTATCCAGCCCTGACACCAACTCCCATCCGGAAGCTGGCAAATGTATTAATCAACGATTGTGATACCGTCTTTCAGTGCGTTTTGCTTACCTGCAACATCCAGTGCATCAAAAGCAGAGCGTTTCATCGTTTTCTGACCAATATCATGCTGTGTCGGACGGGAACCGCCGCCATTGTTGCCACTGGCTTTCAGGATGTAGTCTTTCTGAGGGTAATTTTCGACGAGGAACTCCAGCGCCTCATCAAACTGCGCCAGTTCTCCTGGCTTCGCGCGGGAATAAATTTTGTTGCCGGAAGCGTCATAAGCAACGATCTTCCCTTCTTCCACTTTGAACGCCTGTCCGAAGCGGGCTTGTAATAAATCTGCCGGGATCGCAATTTTATCGGCAATATATTTTGAACCTGCAAAACTACCGCCAATCATAGAATCGTAAAGCTGCTTCTCCAGCATCTGAGAGCGTTGCTTTTCTTCATCTAATTGCTGCTGAAAATTTTTCGTAATTTCTGCCTTAACCTGGTCAACCTGTCCCGCATCGATCAGCTTTTTCTGGTCGATTTTTGACAGCATTTCCAGTGCCTCAATCGCCTTCTTCGGGTCTTCGATAGCGGCAAACTTAGCCAGTTTTTCCTCTGCAGCTTCTTTCGCCAGGCGATGATTTTTTGCCTCGCCATTAAGCTCTGTAATTTTTTTTGTCGCCAGCGGTGCATCGAAGCCGATTTCTTTACCATCGTCGTGCACATAGACTGGCAGGCCAGCAGTATCAATTTCTGCGTATTGTTTTCCGTTAATCTCGACCGTTTTCAGTTTCATATTAGTACCTGGTTTAAGTCTTCCGACAGTTGCGCTGCTCACCATCCGGATCGCAGCAATAAAAAAGGCCCCCCGAAGGTAGCCTGTTGTAATAAATGATTTATTTAAATCCCTGCTTTTCTGAATGCCTGTGCATCACGCTCTCGGAGTTGCTTCAGTGTCAGCCATTCGCCTTTATCGGTGTAAAATTCATCTGGCGACATACCGCCATCCCGAATCAGCTTTGCCCGGGTTTCCCCCACAATCTGTTTTTGTCTGGTGTAAGGCTGGCGCAAAAACCATTCCCTGTAGGTTGTATCTCCGGCCACCACGCCATCCATGCTGGCCCGCTCAGCCGGGGAAATATCACGAACATCAATACCCAGTTCCTTCGCTGATTTCAGAATGAACGTTTCCGTTGAGCGGCAGCAGAAATGAATTTTTCCCGGCCCCTGCAAATAAGGCACGCTGTGACCTACAGGTTTATTATCCAGCGTATATTTGAGGCGATCCCTGATTCGACATTGTGGCGTAGTACGATTATCAAGCGTTGATAACCATTGCTTACCCTTAATCAAATCATTATTCGCGCGTGCAAAACTCTCACGAGCAGTAGCAGCAAGATGTCCAACCGCTGTTTTTGCAATGCTGGCCGCATTAGCCCGGCTCATCTGCAATGCACCATCCTGAAATCCCTTACTGACATGTCCCCGAATTTTTCTTGCGATCTGCTCATTGGTATCCCCCAGCAAAAAACCCTGACGCACCGTATTTGTTATGCGTCTGAGCCGATCCGCCTCAAGATCTGAGGCCCACTCACTGAGCAGTCGTCCCTGGAATGGTCGCGCCATTGCAGCGGCGTAAAGTGCATCAGAAGAGATACCAACCAGAGGGTGAACATCAGCAACAAAATCAGGTAGCAGAGAATCAAACAGACTTAACTGATAACCAGCCTCATAAATTGCCAGCTCGTTCAGCTCTCCGGAGAGACTGGTAAACATGCTGTTAATAGCAGCGCGGTTAACTTCTCTGACACTCGCCAGAAGTGACTCCAGGCGCGTAACGGTAAAACTACCAGGATCGAGGCTGTCCAGTGCTACCAGCAGGCGAGCTGTAAGCTCCGCATCGCTGTCATTCAGTATTTTCACCATTCTGGCAGCCACACCAGTGCTATAGCGGGATATCCAGACTGCATGAGCAATTGATTCATCACGCAGCCGTTCATTCACGGTTTGCATCATTGATTTCCATCAGCATTACACTCTGATTTTTTAATTCATCGATCACTTCCTCTGGACGGGAATCCTGATCGATAAATTTCAACGCCTGCAACACCCGAACCGCATCAATCTGACGTATATCACCGCCCTGACGCAATGACTGAACAGCCAGCGCGGAGGATGAGTCAAACACCTGGGCAGATACATCCAGTTCAGTGCGCACATCCACATTGCCACCGCAACTCTCTCCGCTCCATTCCGCCATTATCTGGAGAATATTATCGAGGGCATCTTCGAGGGAGTTCGCCATTGTATAAAGCGGCGAGTGTTCCTGCATCCGCTCTTCATTAGTCTGATCAACAGATTTGGTGGATGTATTTTCAGCCCGCAGAAGTTTAGCGCCGGCATGACGCATCTGATTTTCCAGCTTCTCAAGTGATGTTTCGCCAGATTCTATCGCTGCGCCACTATGTTCAACATATTCGAGGCCATTTTTTGTTCTGTCCTCAAAAATCGTAGCGGTGGATGCACCAACCGTCAGTTCTTCATTCCTGTCCAGCCCGTAGGCCACCAGCAATGGAACGCGGGCAACATGAAGAATATTGTCCTGCTCGCTCTGGCTTTGCCAGTGCTTGATATTCAGCAAGCCAAGATTAAGCAATGGCGGTGTACCACGCATAAACCCTGTTTTCTTCGTATACAGTGTTACCAGAGGAATATCATCACGGCTGGTATTCCATGACTCATGAAGCGTCCAGACAGATTCGCCATTAGTACCTTCGCTGCGTCGATAAATTTCAACTCGACGGGGCATAATATGGCGGATCTGCTCCACCTTCTTCTGCCCGAAATCATCACCATCAATAATGATGACCTCTTTTATACGCAAATCAGTGAGAACAACTTTCCCTTTTTCAACTTTCGATTTCCATCCAATAACCTGGCGTGGATTCAGCATCGTAACGTACGGGCGACCACCGGCCGCGTTTTCATCGGCTTTTGTCCGAATCTCTTTCATATCCGTTCGTGGATAGTCCACCAGCGCATGTGCCACACCATACTGAAATGCGAGACTGAAAAATTGCTGCGCCCACACATCCAGTCGGCTCCCCTCCATGTCGATATTTTCTGCATATTCCCTGATTTTTTCCGGCGTTTCCTCACTCAATACTGTCGGCTCTGCAAATATGCGCCCAATATTTTGTTTGATGCTTTCTTCATACACAGGAAGTAGCGTAGCCACAGACAGGCGTTTTTTATAAGCGTCTTCATCTTCATTAGGCCATTTGGGGAGATAATTTTCCCCCTGCCTGCGCATTTCAAGCGTACCGCCCATCAATGCGTCGTTAATATCCCACGCCTCCAGCATATCGTTATAGTCGAGGTTGGGTGTTGATATATCAGCCATAATTAAATCCGAAGTGATGTGACTCTTCCGGTCGGTTTGACAATAGGGAATTGCTTAACGATGAAATAACCTCCGGCATCATTCGGGTGATCATTGCCAGATTTTTTATCAGGCTCCCCCTTATCATCCCAGACCTGTTGCTCCAGAGATTCGGCATATACCGGACAACGCTTCACATTAACTTTATAGCGACGCTCACCATTGGCATTGCAGAACATTGCATTCATTGAGTTAACGCGATCTTTTACTGGCGGGTTCGAGCTGTTCACCACAACGTTAAAACCAGCCTGCTTAAGCTGGGCTATATCCGTCGTACTTGCGTTACTTGATTTTCTGGAATCTCCGGAAGCATCTGGATAAATATAAATCTCCCTCACTTTCCGGTAATCATTCCCGTCATACAGCCAGAAGCGTTCTTTAATGATGCGGATCATATCCGGCGTATCGTAGGCATTGATGATTTCAGTTACCGCACATGGAAGCCCCAAACGCAGCACATGGACGATCCCCGCCATCTTTCCAACGTTAAAATCCATCCCAATATAAATCGGCTCCCCTGGCTGCTCCACTTCTTCGCAATTATTCAGTTTCCGGTCAAACTGATGGTAAACAGTACCACTTGTCAGGTTAGTAAACTGTCCTCGAAGATAGGCTTTAATCAGCTCTGGAGGGTATGATTCAAGAAGCGAAGGAATGTAATCTGCTGGCAGGTTCTTTTCATTATCGAAAGTAGATGCCTGCACCAGACCATACAGTGAGGCCAGCTCTGTTTTTTCACGCACGGCTTTAACAAACTGCTCGTAGACAAATTTGAATCCTTCCGGCGTGGTTGTAACGTCAATACCGTTGCGAAGTCCATCAATCTTATAACGCATACGCGCAATTATCTTGCGCCACGCCGTTCTGGCTTTTTCCTTCGGCAAAATGTCCAGTTCATCCACCAGCGCATTACCAATTTTGAAACCGACGATCGTTTGTGGCTTCTCCATCGATCTGCAGATAGTGGTTCCCCGATACTGGCGTCCGTAATAAAAGTGAACCTCTTTATTTCCCTCATTAATTTTTACGTTCAATCCCCAGTCAGCAGCAACTTCTTCCACTGTAGGGTAAAAAATATCGCGAATTTGGGGATACGTTGGCGCAAAATATCCCTGATTTATACCTGGATGCTCCCAAATCCCCTTGCATATGCCGCCACACCCAACCCATGTTTTGCCCGAGCCAAAACCAGCAATATAGGCTTTAAATTTATGGGGCATTGAAAGAAATCGCGCCTGAGGCACATTAAGCGTCGGAGAGATCATCTTCATCACTCCTTACTCTGGCATCAACCACATTAATATTGATCGCCACAGGCTGGGGATGTTCATTATCTTCCACCGTTTCGATCTCTTTGCGCAGCTTCTGGTTTTCCATTCTGCGTCGTTCAATTTCCAGTTCCTGTAGCCGCTTATCTGCACATAAAGCCCCGCCAGCAGAAAGCAAACGCAACAATTCACGCCGGGCGGCAGCCTTATCCTCTAGCAGGATCTCAACGCCGAATTTTCCGAGTTTTGCCCCTGCATATAATTGCCGCGCATCCCCATCAAGCAGAGTGGTATCAGCCATATAAAGCTGTCCCGTTCCCTCACCGCAGCACTTCGGGCAGTCCGGATTGGGTATGGCGTTATCAACAAAGCCGAGGCCTCCATATTCCGGTTCGGGTTTGCCATCTCTGGAAGCCTGCGCCGCTGCCTTGTCGAATTCTGCTATATCACGCCACTGGTAGAGATGATTCTCGCCCCAGCAATAACGGCAGTTAACACGGCGAAATTGTGCCAACTGATTGGGGTCGGCCTGGACAATAGCCATCAACTGGCTCACCAGTAAATCCAGGTCTGCGGTATAGCGTTTCTGGTACTGATTGCGGAAGTAGCTAATGGCACGATAAACCCTGGCATTTCTAAGCATACGGCTGGCGTTGCTGTTAGCTGTCGCACCTTGCCCCTCATAACCAGCCAGTCGGTATGCCTCTGTCGGCTTTTTCCCCTGAGCAACCAGCATCGCAAACTTAGCCTGCTGGTCAGAAATGCCGAATTCATCGGGACAGAATGAAATTTCCTCTGCGTCGCCCTCATTCAGGCACGCATCGGATACTGACTTTTTTATCTGAGATTTTCCGTTCCGCTTTTGCGCAGTCTGCGCAGATTTTTTCTGCGCACTTTTTTGCGCAGTTTTGCGCATTTCTGTCTGCGCATTTTTCGGAGGTTTTTTGATGTAACGACGGGCTGTTGCGTAATTCAGTCCCCTTGCTTCACACCATGCCACCGGAGATATACCGGAGCGGGTGTATTCAGCAATATACTCCTGCTGCAACGCCCCCCAGTCCGGTCTGCTCATCAGTTAGTCCTGATTTTTATCCACCCTGAGTAGTTCGCGCAGGGCAAAGGCATCCCCTTTTCTGGCAAGCTTAAACAATGCCGCCCGTAGCTCGGCTTCACCTTTCGCTCTGCCCTTACGGATGGACGCATAAAAATTTGTCATTGCTTCCCGATTTTCTTTCAGTCGGTTCAGATCAACATCCAGAACGTCAGCTATTTGTTGTGCAGTCATCCGGCACGCTGCCAGAGACTCGACTTTCGAATACGGAATCATTTGTCACCCCCATTGATATGCAGGGTGTCTTCTTCCTGTATTTTTCGTGAAGGATTTTTACTGCAGCGTTGTTCCAGGTGACCTGATGGTGAATGCGTTTATGGCTGGCACCCATCAGTGAGATTTTTACGCACGACGGCGCATACATGACGGAGTAAAAACTTTTAACGTAGGTTCCGGAATCCAGATACAGCTCGGTCATTCCGCCGCTGTTTTTCTGCGTCTGTTTCTGCCCTAACTGGACAGCACCGATCGTCATAAACAATTCACCACGGCGACCGAGATTCGTGTACGTATTCACATCCTCGTTAATGCGCCCCATGAATGAGAACGGTCGCTCGACCGAACAGATAAAGCTGTTCATTGCCTTGCGTTTCACCCATGAAGCATGGCCGCCATTGTCACCAAGAAAATCCCCGCCCTGCGACATAGCGATGGAAAGAGCAGGTATTGATTCGTAATACGCCAGCATTTCAGAAAGGATCGCATCCAGTTTCCTTATCGGAAAATAGGCCTGGTCATAGTTGCGATCCACCCGAAACTGAAACTCGTGATAATCATCATCGAGCTGAATGAAGTATTTACACCCGACCAGTTTTGCCAGGTCGAAACAGGCATTACGGGCGTAAAAAATTGAGCGGCGGTCACAGAAATTATCGGCTTCGTCAAAACGACTGGCGATATCGGCTTTGGAAAACACCAGCACCTGTTCACCAAATTCAGCCATGTACTGATGCCGTGTCTTATCTTCATCATCAACAACGATAAAAATTTTCCCGGTATAGCCAGCACGACGCAACGTCCGGTAAGTCAGAACTTTGTCCGGTCGCCCGTGAGTCAGAATAAAGGCGCAAAAATCATCACGCATATTCCTCCTCCTCACCACCATGCATGATCTCCACCATGCGCTGCGTCATCCGGACAAATCCATTTTCAATAGCCTGCTGATAATCAATGATCACCAGTGCCGACTCCTCGAAAAAACACTGAATTTCAGCGGGGGCGTGAGCGTAATAGTCCGCAATTCTGCTGAAATTAAACACTGTGTGGCGTTCTGCCGCACACAGGAGGAATTTTTCGATATCAGGATCAAGGGACGCCGAACGTATCCGGCTGACCAGCTCCTGAGTTTTCGTATCGTCGTACAGTTCGCCGATATCCGGTTTATCGCCTGACGGCTCATAAACAGGTGTATCAATTTTCGTCGTATACGGCTCCTCCTCATTTTCTGTACCGGGCAAAACATCCGTCAACAGTTCATCAATTTCTGTCGGGCTGAAGCCTGTCAGGGAGACATCAAAATCAGCATTGATTAGGTCCGACAGCTCCATCCGTAACAGATCTTCATCCCAGCCAGCATTCATCGGCAGGCGATTATCTGCCAGGCGGTACGCCTTTTTCTGATCATCCATCAAACCAGACAGAACGATGACCGGAATGGAATCCATTTTGAGCACTTCAGCCGCCATAACGCGACCGTGACCAGCAATAATTTCGCCCTTTTCATCAATCAGCACCGGATTAGTCCAGCCGAATTGCTTAATGCTTTCTACCAGTTGTGCCACCTGCTCAGTGCTGTGTGTCCTGGCGTTGTGTGCATACGGAGACAGTTCTTGTAAAGGGCGATAGACGATCTTCAATTTCTCGCTCATACAGACTCGCTTTATGAATAAAAAAGCCCGCTATCGGCCAGTGCGCTGGGTGCGCGGCGGGTGATGATAACGAGCTTTGACATTATCGCAGCCCCTCACACTGAAGGGCTGCTGTAATGCCTGTTACTCACGAATCAAACGAGCATGCTGACCACTCATTTCAATGCGTAAGTATTGTGGCTTGCCGTCAATCAACGCGGTGATTAACTTGTCACCTGTAGGTTTCCACATAATTTTCTCCTGTTTTAATGCCCCTTGCCGCTGGGCAGTTGTTCAAATTTCATCTTGATTCGGCAAGATTTAGAATGAATAAGATAAAATTGGCACATGCAGCAGAATTTCATGCTTTCCGGACGCTGGCGCATCCTTCATTTTTCAGCAAAATATTCTGCTCTTACAGGCGATCAGTTCTGCATACACCGCCGGACACTATCAACAATTTCGCAGACCTGAGAAGCTGTATCGAAAAGCTGGCGCGCCTTATCCAGGCTGACGCACCCCACCAATAAAAAAGGCACCAGTATCGCTACCAGTGCCCATTTTGCCGCCGCTCGCGGCATTCTGTGTGTCCAGTGTTTTCGGCTCATATCACCACCAACGCACAGCCCAAATCAGAACAGCGACCGCCACAAGGCGAATTGCAAAGGCCGCAGCCCTTGTCAAATCAAGGCTCGCGGGAGTTTCCACTTCAATACCTTTCATAATGGACAACCTCAAAAAGAATCTTTTATACTTTCCCACGAGGATTTTCTCCGTACTCACTACTCACAATTTCCTCTTTGACGTGAAAACTAAAAACCCCGGACTGTTCCAGCAGCCGGGGTTTTTGCTATCTGATGCTTGATGCTGTACCCCTTACTTTCACTCATCGTAACCCCAGAAAAGAGCCTGCGTGAGTTGAGGGTGTTCAGCACTTCAGCGTCAGTTTTTAAACTGCTACGCGCTCTTTCATCCAGCCGTAGACAAACGACTCGTTGGCCTCGCGTTTTTCTGCCAGCTCCAGATAGCGGTCGCCCTGCGTGCAATTCAGCGCCTTCAGCATCACCAGTTCGCCGTCTTTGCCACGTTTTTGCAGATAAGTCCGTAGTGCATTAATCGTGCGGGGGCCGATACGCCCGTCTGCGTCCATATCCGGGAACAATTTGCCTTGCAGGTTGAAAACGTTCAGCCAGCGTTGGAGCATTTTCGATGCTACGGACGGCCCCATATTCACACCGGTATCACACAACTCTGCAGCAATATCAGAGGATAATGCGGCCACCTGATCAAAGCGTGGTCCGAACCAGTAATCCGCCTCAAGGATTTCCAGCGCCTGTTCGCGTGTCAGGTCACGCATATCGCCCTGATATCCGTGAGCGCGGGCGACTTTTTCCGTAATACCCCATTTTGTCGGTCCGCCTTTATCATCCGGGTGATTGACGTAACCGCCCTCTTTTCCCAGAACTTCGTCAAAAATTTCATCTTTCGACTTCATATCAGCGCCTTCGTAATACAAAGATTTTTGTGACGTTCCCACGTGCGCGTATCACCAGCACGCAGAACAGCAGGTTAAAAAGCACTTCCAGCCAGCCCGTTGCTAACGGGCGACCACACAGATAGCTGAGGGGCGCAAAGGCATACAGCAGCATCAGCAGCCAGGCCAGCCATGACATCAGCGGTTTATGTCTGGAATCACGGCGACGATAAAAAAAGAGCGTCAGCACGATAACCGTGCATAACGCTACATTCAGCAATCCGGGAATGTTACTTAACATTGCCGCCTCCTCCACCCCGCAGACGGGAGAACAGGCCGGACACCAGTGATGCAATATCCTGCTGGTGGATGAACGAGAGAATCTTCACCGACACCACTGACACCAGCACTGCACACAGTGCGTCGACAGGCGCACCGTCAAACCCTGTATGCTTTACCAGCCAGGATGCCAGAACCTCTGCGCCCAGCACGCCGATAATGAACGACACCAGAAAATGCGCCGCCACACGCCAGGCTGAAAGCGCCTGCGGCATCGTTGCCACAAATAACGCCCCAGCGAACGCACCAAACACAATCCCGAAATCCGTTCCGGTAAACAGCCCGAATACCGTCGCCCCGCCGAGCGCCACAGCCGTGCCGGAACCGGATAAGGGTTCAGACATACTTTTTTCTCCTGTAAATAAAAAAGGGCCACCAGCGGCCCGTAAAAAACACCCCGTCAAAAGCACCGGCATCCGCAGATGCCCTTTGCGTGGCGTTATTTGATGCGCACCAGATGTGGCGCAAAGAAATGAAATAAGACTTATCGGAAATTAAGGTTAATTTGAGGATTTAAACCACTTCTGAAGCTTAGTAGTATGAACATGTCCCCGGAAGGGGGCCAATACTTATTATTCTTCATGGACTTTGTCCCGCGGTCTTAATCCGACGACCGCGCTACTTTTCACCCTCTCGCAAATTGCTATCCAAAGGACGTTGTCCCACGAGTATTCCTGGATGCTCGTGTCTTTTTTTGTCCTGAGAAAGGAATAAAAAAAACCGCCAGATATGGCGGTTGGTCAATGCAAGGGATGAATTTTTTAATTGTTATTAAACCGAGGCGTCGGGTGCCTCCCGAAGTATTCCGTGCTGTATGGATACTGTGGTTTCCCGCTAAACCGACTCTTTAAACCACCCTCGCCCTGAGGAACGCCTCTGCGGTGCTTTTACAACACCAGAATGATGCATCACCGACCCTGCCAGGAAATACAAAATCTCCACCGATAATGCACCATTCTGCTGCCGTAAAAAATCAGCACTGAGGCTACACCCGGCCTCAAATCATAGCCAGAGAACAGAATGCTTTTTCAAAACAACCTGCTCCCACGTAATAAAAAAATACGCCAGTGCCGCAATACAATAAGGCTTGTTTCAAATGCTGGAGCGGGTAGCGGGAATCGAACCCGCATCATCAGCTTGGAAGGCTGAGGTAATAGCCATTATACGATACCCGCATATGGTGCCGACTACCGGAATCGAACTGGTGACCTACTGATTACAAGTCAGTTGCTCTACCTACTGAGCTAAGTCGGCATTGGTTCTTCAGGGGAGCGATATCACCGAGCAAAGAAGAGTTCCCCCTCAGAACCGTTTTCGATGATACGATTTAATATTCCAATCGCAACAACACTTTGTGTCAAGTTGTGTAAATTTATTTATATGTTTTTATTTTATGTGAATAATTCACTTTCACTTAAAATATACATGACAATGTATAAACAAATTTATTTTGAAGGCGATTATTAAATGTCGTTTCTGATATCACGCCACAGAAACAACAAAACCCGCTCAATGGCGGGTTGTATTAAAGTTCATGCGCTTAATTTGCCTCGCGATACAGCTATGCGAAGCTTACCGAAATTGAAGCAGTTTGTGGCTCATTTTGCAATGATTTTTTAAGCATAATCGAACGCTTCTCTCATAGGTGAATACAAAATGAACTCAGCAACACGCAACCACTGATCAACACGACGTCGGCATGTAATCAACGCCCACTCTGGGTACTGTTCGTTTAATAACTCTGCCATCCTTCTCTTACTCATCCCTCGCCCCACATAACGCTGACTCAGGACATTTAGTAGTCCTGGATGATCCGCCAGAACTTCACCTATAACACTATCAATTTTTAGTGCCTCTGCATCAGTGCAGTGAGTTAACCAGCTTTTTTGCTTTCCTTCGATCATCTCACGCAAAAATGCTTCCAACTCTGGTTTATCAATTCCCGCTTTTTTCAATCTGCGCAGGGCTTCATTGATGGCTGTTTTTGTCATTTTTTGGGATGCCAGCAACTGGTTAAACATATTCCCTGACCTGCCGCCGCCAATATACGACCAGCGCCCCCACATACGTAGTTTTCCCTGAATCCAGACACTTTCCAGCGTGGTGAGACGAAGGTGTTCTCCGCTTTTTCCTGTATTCGTTGGGTAAATCATAAATATCCCTCCTTTCTCCAGATTTCTTGTGTGCGAAAAACACCTTCTGCATGCATCAGGCGTAATTCTTCTTTGGTGTAATCGCTGGTTTTTACCCGCCCGTCGATTAAATCGTGGCACGAGCTACAGGCAATCGCTGCCTGCATATCGTGTGGCTTTATCGCTGTTCCGCACGTTCCCGCCAGTCGGTAATGCGCCAGCACAGACGTTTCCGGATCGTGATTGCAGTAGCCAGGAATTCTGACGGTGCACATCTGCCCCCGCGCCGCTTTACGTAAGTCCACCATTACGCAAACTCCAGCAGCTGCGCGGCCACATTTTCGACTTGTTCCGGAGAGGAAAATTTACGGAACAGAATCCAGTTCCACAGCACATTCAGTACAGATTTATAAACCTGCTGAAACACGGTTTCGTCCATATTCGCAAACGCGATAGATTTCGCCCGACGCCCACGGCTACCATCAGGATAAAGATGCTCGGTGTAAAATCCGGCCTGAATGGTTACCCACTCGCGGAAAGCCTCAAACGATTTTAGCAATGCCGTATCCCGGGTTCTGCGTGTCGCAACTGTATTTAGATATTGCTCTGCGGCATCACTCAGGGCTGGTGTGTGTTCCCGACCAACTGATTCGCACAGGTAATCCACGAAACCAGACAGCAGTTCTCGTTCGCGAGGCGTGATCGCCCCACCGACCGGAGTCCAGTAATCGAATCCCAGTTGCAGGAGTTTGAAAAAACGCTTGTGGAATGCGTAGTTACGCACACGCTTAAAGTCTGCGTGTATCCACTCACCTATTTTGATTTGATGCAGAAAATCGCAACTCTCCGGCGTCGCCGGGAGAAGTAAACCAGAAGAGGTTTGTTTGACCAGTTGTATATGCGCCATTTCTCAATCTCTCGATGGCGCAGTGCAGCAGATGCCAGTTGTTCAGGCTGACGTATAAAGTATAAATAAACTGATTCCAGTGTAAAGCCCCCACATTGATGGAATAAAAACCAAACAACAGATTGCTGGGATAAAAACAACGCTTATTATTAAAAGCGGTTAAACAAATTAAATTTTAATGTTATGCAAATCTGCCAGATCACCATAATATCTCATTTGAAAACCGTTGAAATAACAACCCTATCAGGATTAATCATATTAAGGTAAGTAAATATGGAAAACAACAAATCTGCACATTACGTTCCTTTTTTATCTGTAATACTTTTTGTTTTATGCTGTGCGTGGGCATTATTTTTATAAAAATATTCACAGATAAAATATACCCGCCGAAGCGGGTTAAGTGCGGGTGCGTTGAGGATGCCTGACACATCAGAGGTGGCGGGAGATTACTCTCCCGCCTGGTCACTCTTACTCCTCAGGTTCGTAAGCTGTGAAGACAGCGACCTCCGTCTGGCCGGTTCGGATTCGCACCTCGCAGAGGTCTTTCCTCGTTACCAGTGCCGTCACTATGACGGTTAAACAGATGACGATCAGGGCGATTAACATCGCCTTTTGCTGCTTCATAGCCTGCTTCTCCTTGACCTTTCGGTCCGTAAGAGGCAATCTATATGTGACGAGCATATAGGGGCCTCACTTCGATTTATAGTCGGGTGGGGCTTTTATCTATCTGCCGTTGGTGTTCATGCCCGAGGCAGATAGCCTCAAGCACCCGCAGCAATTTTACTTAATTTCCCTTTAGCCAGAAATCATTTTTTAATCTATCTTGAAACAAGACTCAAATTCACAAATAAATTAAATATAAAACTAAAACTCTATTTTTTGTGCCGGGCGTGAGTTTAAAATCCAGCACTCCTGATGTGTATGATGTATAGTTAGTAGATTGTCAAACTGAGATTTCTTAGCGTCAAATTCCATTTTATTTTTAAAGTCAACATTAAAATCTCCTGTTTCAATAGAGGCAAGAGCTTTGAGTCTATTGCATTCAGCATGCATATCAATTATATCGCTAAAACCTTCGCTTTTAATTCTTTTATTAACATAGTTCGTATAAATTCCTGCATGTTTATAAGAATCCATCACAGTGTATAATCCATCACCATCAATATCTGTAGGAGATGACATCCATTTAAAAACATGTAGAAGAAAAATATTTGCTGACCAAGGAAACACCACCCCATTAGCAAATGTTTCTGAAGTACCAGAACTAAGACTTTCATTAAGATTAGTCGCGCCGATTAAGATCACATCGGCTTCAAACTCGTTCCGTTTACCAGCACCTACAAAATTAAAGGTCCCGGCATAGCATTGCCCAAGATAAACAACAGCATTTTTAAGATTTGGGGCTTCCTTCAAAGCCTTCAGTAATTGGCTTGGTGGGATAGGTTTCTTTGCATCAAGTCCATGAGGGCCACCATGACCAGTTACAAACATAACTATGTTATCATATGTATTATCATTTAAGTCATTAAAAAAAACTGCTGATGGTTTTGACTTAAAAGGATATTTAGAAGCGAGTGCAAAAGCACCATCGTAATTCATTGAAGGGCTATCTATATATATCGAAATATCATCTGGATTGATGCCTGCCTTTTCGAGGCACATCACACCAAAGACTAAATCGACAACATGACGAAATTCCACGGCAGCTTCCGAACAAGGCAAAAACATCACCCACCTTGTGCGTTCAGACCTAAGACTCATATACATCCTTGGTGGTTCGAAATGTACTTAATTAAAGATTAAAATTATATCCAGAGAACACTGTATTACTGAGTGATGATGGTCTTGGTAAATCACTAAAATAAAACACTTCATCAATACTCAAGTGTTCGGTAATTCTTGTGGGCATAATCTGCCCTCGCTCATTCATGCCAAAGATATCATTACCGGTTTTTAGAAAAAATGTCATTTCCACGGTAATCCTGTAACTATTGGATTTGAAAAGCATCCATTGCCCAAGATTCACACACTCTTTTACTGCATCAGAGGTATCAGGCAACTCAGAAGATTGTAACCCCGTGAATTTCATTTTCAGTCCTTATAGCTGCTTATGTACTGAATTGCACTAAGCAACCTTTAATACCATTGCGACGAACAACAACCGTGTGATCGCTACCACGACCACACTGAAAATATAACTTTACATATTCATTATCGTCAACCCCAGCGGCAAATCGAATACACCACCAGCGCCACCGCCATCGCAATTCCTACCGTGGTGAATGCCTCAGGCCAAGTCATTGATTCACCTCCTGCGGTGGTTCCGGTAGCGGCATCCAGTGTGATGGTATCCACGACGCACTAGGTATTACCCACCCATCATTAGCGTCAGGATGCCCCGGGATGTAAGTCGCCCATTTCATTCTCCAGTCACCTTTCCTGTCAAACTCCCTGGCAACAAGAACGGCTGTTTTGCTATCTGGCATTCGCTCACTACAGCTTATCCAACCATCTGGAGCTACCGTCGCTGGCGGGGCGGTGTAAAGTGGAACAACTCGCCCTCCCCATTGCTTAACACTACTCTCAGCGAACACTAAATGCTCAGTCCGATAATACCCAGGGGCATCAATATCTTTTCTTTCACTATCCCACATGTAAACCACCGGTTCAGCTTCCAGCGAGGCTAACGCTATTTCATAAGCCCGGCGCTCAATATTGTCTCGCACGTCTAGGCTGCCTATGCGCTCTTTGATTTCTTTAATCAGTTCTTTGTCGGTGAAAGTTGTCATGTGTTAGTCCTCATCCACTTCAACGCCATCTTTCAGCGTGATGCCGTGCCAATCATCAGCCCAACTGGTTAGCCCTGGCGCATCAATGCTAGGCATATAGACGCTTGCAGTGTGGTAGCCCTTATCGTTATCAATGCTGGCAACGTGCTCGCCGTTGTATGCGCTCAGCGTGTCCAGGACGCTATAAAACTTTCCTCCGGCTGCCCTGAAATCCTTTACAGCCTTCACAAGGCGATTCCACGCTTTTTCCTGTTCTGGCGTCAGGTCGATTAATTCCTGCAAAGTTGCCATATCACTCTCCTTTGATGCCAATGTTTACAGCTTGGCAAGCCTCTTTGAGCACCCAGTCAATAGCGTCTTTCCATGCTCCGGTTTCGGCTGGCGGATTCTCACGCTTTACCAGTTCATAGAAGCGCACTGCTTTAATCAATCCTTCTGGTGTCAGTGGCACAGGTGGAGCGGTGAATAACGCCTGAATTTCATAGTTCGGTCTGTCGTTGCAATCCTCTTTTGTCGGTACATATTTCCAGTCACCAACCCACGGCTCCCCCTGTGAGTCCGTAATGCCTTTTTTCACGTAGCGATATCGCCACGCTGTCGGCTCTGCTTCCAGCAATGCCAGCACAATTCGTGCCAGCTCACGCACTACTTCCGGGGGAGCGTAACGGTCATTCAGGTCATCCCACAGGCGTAGCATGTTATCGCTACCAGGGTGAACATCCTCGTTAGTTCCGGCAAGCGCACTAATAACCTCATCGGCTGCCTCAATAATTTTCAGAGCTTGTTCTCTGGTAATAGTGGTCATTTGTTAACCCTCAAAACTTTATGCCCGGGCGCAAAAGCACGCGTTTTGTCTTTACTTATTCGCCACCCGTCTTTACGGGCCTCTTTTGCACAACCAGACCATGACGTACCGATATACTCACCGAAGTCTGGCACTGGATATACACCTTCCGTACACTGGCGGCAGTCACAATAGAGATGCATGGTGTAACTTGCGGCAATAGCCATATCACTCTCCTTTAGTACGCAAGTGGTTTTTCCAGCGGTTTTGCGCCGCGCTGGGCTTGTTAAGAGAACACATCACGATATCAGCCGTGTTTGTGAACAGCCCCATTCTGCGGTTACTGAGTTTTAACCATTGCTGGACGCCGCGAATGTTTCTACAGGTCAAAAGAATTTTTGCTTTACGGTTTTTCATCGTTTTGTTCTCCGATTAGTTCAGCCATTTTTATTACCGCCCTTTCGGGCGGCATCCCGACATTAATCGTTGTGGTAACTCATGGCTTCATTTGCAGCATCAACAGGATCAACCTCCCACCAGCAATAATTTGGGTCGGTTCCTTCAGGTGTCCACGGTTCTAATTCATTTTTTGCCACATTCTCGTCACCAGTTATTTTAAGAATCTGCTCAGAGAATTTTTTCACCCACTCGTTATATTTTTCAGTGTTAATGGTTTTCTGAATATTTGACATAGATATTCCTCCGGTTAAGGATTCTATTTTATTTACAGTGCTAAATTTAATTATTCAGATATACGTATCTGTAACCTTACGAACCTACTCACTGGATGCCTCCTTCATAAAAAGAATCCAGTGGGTCTTGTCACCCTTTCCTGTTCGTTGACCGATAACAGGCTTTCTGTCGGTCAGTGCCAATATCTGGCGAACAGGTATTTGCGTTTCATTCCATTTAAAAATCAGAACGCCATGTGGCCACAACACACGAAAGGCTTCTTTAAATCCCTGCCGCAAATCATCACGCCAGGTATCTTTATTCAGCCGTCCATATTTCTTTCCCATCCAGGCATTATCACCAATACGCTCAAGATGCGGAGGGTCGAATACAACAACCGGAAACGATGCGTCTGCAAATGGTAATGCTCGAAAATCTGCTATCAGGTCAGGACAGATAATCAGGCGTCGTCCATCACACAATGTGTGCTCTTCTTTTCTGATATCGCTAAATATCGCCCGTTCGTCATTCTTATCAAACCAGAACATGCGACTGCCACAGCACATGTCGAGAATGGTAGCCGACGCACTCACAACATCACCTCCTCAAAATTCCCCTGATAAAACGCCAGTACACGCTGCATAACTTCGCTCTTCCGGCACTCACGGCAGATTATGTTCTGACGCCTGTCGTAGCGACGTATTTCTCCGTCAGGTAATGACCAGATAAGGTCAGGATCAACCACAACCGTTTTTTTCACCTTTGCCCTTGAGAGTTTTTTGCGGGCGTTTTGCCAGTCCTTACGGGCCTGTTCAGACGGGAATAACCCGTAGCCAGAGTTGTATACATCACCACTGGCAACCAGCTCCCTGGCGAGAATGCTCATCAGATATCTTGTCGCACCTGTCTTGGCTTCCAGTTGTCGTAACGTCTCGCGACCGCTCAGACGTACAAGTTCAACAACCTGCCCTTTAATTTTTTCCCGCTCTTCTGGTGTAAATACTTTTGCCATAGGTGCCTCCGGCAATCACTTTTCCGACACAATACGACTGGAGGAATCGAAAATCTGTCGAACAATATCCCGGTGCTTGTTCAGCTCCCGCAGCGCGGCGCAGACTCGCTCCCACTTCTGGACATGATTTTTCGCCCGACGCAGTTCGCGGTTTGCCATATGCAGCGATGGTAAAACCAGGTCATCTGCTCGCGTTTCAGTGAACGATGGCAGCGGCTGCACAATGTCCGCCACAGTTTCTGTTTTAATTTCTTCCTGTATTGCAGCCTCCTGTACTGGTAAAACAACACATGCAGGCTGAGGAAAGGCTTTACCATCAGTTTCCGTTACCGATGCAGCTTTCGGCTCTGCTGGTAAATCATCGCCCGGCATGCAGTAACGAAATTTACCGTTCTGATTAACGCGAATCAGACGGCCTTTGCTGATTGCCATTGCCAGCGTTGAAGCCACTTTGCGTGATGTGGTGCTGAAAAACGTAGCCAGTTCATCCGCCGTTTGTGGGCCACGTTGTTCAATCGTCGCGGTTAAATCGCACTCTGAGATTTTCGCTACTGTTGCCGTGGTGGTTTCTTCCGGCAGTTCTGCCTGCTCTGGCTGTTCCTGCTGAACGTTGTTATCAGCCACACGCCAGGTGTATACGCTTTTATCAACGAAGCCAGCCTTTTTAAGTTCCCACAGCTCGTTCAGCACTTCTTCACGACTGATATCAAGTCGCGCAGCCAGTTCTACCGACGTGGCTTTTCCCATTGCTTTCAGTGCATCAAAAACGGTTTCCATTAAAATTTCCTCCCGGTAAAAATCACTTCGCAATTCCTGGCTGGACGACATTCGGACGCCAGCTCTCCCAGTTAAAATTCACCCATCGCCCGCCGTTCATGGTCATGCGATCCATAATCCGCTCGCCGAGCAATGTTTTCATGGCCTCATAGTTCAGGTTTGTCAGCATTCCCACGCTACGCATCGACGCTGTCCGTCGATCAACAATCTGGTGCAGCACCACCTGCTCGTTTTTTGTCTCGCGCTGAATGCCAATTTCATCAAGAACCAGCAGATCCACTTGGCACAGTTCCCGCAAAAATTTTTCGCCTGATTGCCCGTCGTCATAGCTGGCGTGTAGAGCACTCATGACATCAGCCACGGTAACCACAATCACTGTCTGGCCATCTTTCAGCAGGCGATTCCCGATAGCCGCCGCCAGATGGTTTTTTCCGGTACCAGGTTTTCCGCTGAACGCAAAATTTGTACACCCGGTCATCAGTTCATCAGCGATAGATTTCGCCTGGTTCAACGCGTATCGCTGACCGTAGTTCTGCACCTGGTAATTCGCAAACGAGCATTTGCGGTGCAATGGCTGGATGCCAGAGCGATTCAGAATTTTTTCCACCCGCAACTGACGATTCTGACGGTTGATCTCCTCACAACGTTTCTGGCCTTCGGAAAGTTGCCACTCGCGCCACTCCGCTACCGTTTTGAATGGGGCGGTTACATGTGGCGGGGCCAGTCTGCGGATACGTTCAAGAATGCCTCCAGCCGCAATATTTTTCATGGTCAGTTACCCCCTGAAGCCTGGCGGGATCGCACTATCCGGTAACGAGACGGTGTTAACCTGTCGGAGTAACGTCTCAGGTCGAACACCTTTTGGCGCGAACAAGCCCTGGTATTCATTGGCGATGCTGTGTCGAATCACCTGCTCAGGTGAAAAACCCTGCTGGCGGAATTTTTCCAGCTCCCGTATCGCCCCGTTAGCGCCCTGCTCCGTTCGAATCGGTTTACGCAATGCCTGGCGAAATTCAACCCACTCACGCCAAAGCGAGACAGAAATCCAGTTCGGCAAAGCAATATCCAGAGGGTCAAACTTTTTGCCACCTCGATTCCCCCGGGGGGGATTTAGGGGGGGATCTGTTTTTAGATCTTTATCTGTATCTTTATTAGTTGCCTTTGTGTTGACATCATGTTCAAACACCACTTCAACATCTGTTTGAACACCTGTTAAATTTCTCTCTTGTTTTGTTTGAACATCTGCTTCCTTTCTGCTTCTTCTGGCCTGAACCGATGCTTTTCCTGCGGCTGATTTTTTGGTTAATTTTTCCCTGACTGATGCCAGATCTTCCTCAATCCGAAGATGCACCCATTCCTCGCCGTTATCGCAAAAAAACTCCCGCAAGGATGGTTCAACATCAGCCCATCGCTCGTTAGTCAGACGGGCAATTTTTGCCAGCCTGTTTTTAGGTATTGGCTTTCCTGTTTGCCAGTAATTGAACATCAGCAACAAATACGCACCATGCTCCTCTGCTGACAAATGCATGGTGTCAGCCAGGTAATCAGCTATGTACAGTTGCATGTATGGTAATGCGGCCATAATTGCCCCGTATGATGCTGCCCGGTTGCTTAGAATAAGCACAAACAGCATGGAAACTTTTGCTTAATGAACAATGACAGAATCGTCGGAAGACCCGCCGCCGCTGAAATGCGCTTTCCGGTAAACGGCTTGGACTGCATCATCATGCGCATCAATTGCCGTACTTAACGCTTCCTGCGCCGCCAGTAATGCACGGCGTTCCAGGGTATCGAAGATGCAGAGTCGGTGACGCAGCTCGCGCGGAAGGATTGCCAGAATTGCTGGGATCAGCTTCTGAATTTTTTCTCTTTGCGTTTTCGTTTCACCTTTCAACCAACGGTGATAGATATTCTGCTGATTGTTCCAGTCCTTGCCTGGAACCAGGGGCAATTCGCCGCCCCCCTGGCGCAGATATTCTTCAGTAATTGCATTGGCTACCCATGCCTGCCCTTTTTCTGCTGCCAGGGCAAACAACACTGATTCGATGTGCTCATGCTTGATTTTCATGAATCATTTGCCTCTTGATGTTTCAGGTATGATCAAATGAGGATTTGTTACTGTCATTTAGTTGCTTCACTGACATATTCTGCGAACAACATGCCGAACGTCGTAAATATGACCAGTCAATATCAGGACGAAGCTCTTCGCACAGAATCTCACCTCTTGTTGCACGTTCAATTGCTGGACATCTCTCGGCAGGCAATTGACGTACCCCTTTGATCCATTGATTTACGCTTGGAGGTGATACACCTAAAAGCCTAGCCATTGCTGATTGCCCACCGACAACAGCACAAGCTTGCTTGAATGAATAGTTCTCTTTTTTCATCGAATGAACTCCAAAAACACACAGAAATATTAGGCGACGCCTAACATAAATGTCAATAGGCTATGCCTAATGCGATAAGGGTAGGGATTGCCTAATGCAATGAGCATAGGAGAATATTAAGCAATGCTTAGTGGTAAAGACTTAGGCCGAGCGATAGAGCAGGCCATTAACAAAAAAATCGCATCGGGATCCGTCAAATCAAAGGCGGAGGTCGCACGCCACTTCAAAGTCCAACCACCATCAATTTATGACTGGATTAAGAAAGGCTCCATAAGTAAAGATAAACTTCCAGAATTATGGCGTTTCTTTTCTGATGTTGTTGGTCCAGAGCATTGGGGGCTTAACGAATACCCCATACCAACCCCCACCAATTCAGATACAAAAAGTGAACTTTTAGATATAAACAACCTTTATCAAGCAGCCTCTGATGAAATAAGAGCGATTGTAGCTTTCCTGTTATCTGGAAATACTACAGAACCAGATTGGGTTGACCACGATGTTCGCGCCTACATAGCAGCGATGGAAATGAAAGTGGGTAAGTATCTGAAAGCTCTAGAATCTGAACGGAAAAGCCAGAACATCACAAAAACTGGAACTTAAACTTATATGGTCTGACGGAAAACTCTTGGATTCCGTTATTTAACCCCCCATCACTTTCTCCTGTCGCCATCACCTATTAGGTTACGCCCAAAACATTAGGCATAGCCTATTGACAATCAATTAGGCATTACCTATAGTTCCAGCATACCACCCACCCCGCCCCACAGAACGCAGGGCAATACTTCGAGTTACCAGGCAGTGGTAAGGGGTTAAGTAGCCAGCCCGAGGCGTATGAACATGACGGCGGGATTCAAATTTTGCAGTGCAGCAGTTAGTTCCGCCACCCGGCGTTAAGGGGAGAGATAAGATGGTGCATTACGAAGTAGTTCAGTATTTGATGGATTGTTGCGATATCACTTACAGCCAGGCTGTACAGGCTCTACGCAGCAACGACTGGGATCTCTGGCAGGCAGAAGCCTCTATCCGCAACAACAAAATGTGAGGTGCGAAAAATGCAAAAAATCGACCTCGGCAATAACGAATCCCTAGTGTGCGGCGTGTTCCCCAACCAAGATGGAACGTTCACTGCTATGACGTATACCAAAAGCAAAACATTTAAAACCGAAACTGGTGCGCGCCGATGGTTGGAGAAGCACACAGTAAGCTAACGATTAAAACGTCTACTCCTGCTGTTCCAGAATAACTTCATAAAATGGGAGTATTTTTCGGTGACGAGATAATAAGAACAGTTTGCGCTATCACTCTGATGTTGAATGATGCCCTTCCGTTCTAATTTTTTCATAACCGGGTTACGGCAAGGAGAAGTGATAATAAGATTTCCTGTTTTAAGGAAATCTTTAAATACAGCGATTTCTTTCTCAGATAAACGAAGCAATACTCGTTGCTCTGGTAGTAATGAATAATGCTTTTGAATATGTGCTCGCAATCTTGAGAAGGAAATGGCGACCACGAAAGAAAAGGCAAAAACGATAATCTGAAAGAGCCAAGGTATTTCAGTATAAGCATTGAATTCGACAGTAAACTCTTTCGGTATCAGCCAGAGAGTGAGACCAAAAATGATAATCGTATACATAAGTCTTTCGAGTAGCTCGTTAGCAAAAAGTTTCAACAATGGAGTAAATACATCCAACATATCAATAATTCTCAACTGTAAGGGTATTGAAATGTTAACACAAGCTCTCGCTGTAGGGGTATAGCCGAGACCACCGAAGCCCGGAGGTGGTGAAATAAAACCGGGCACAACACGAAGGCGCACTTCCGGTATCCATAAAGAGTCGGTCTTGTCTGTTAAATTTAAATGGTGGGAGTGCGCCTCCGGTTGTAAATAACAACACTGCTGTGTGTAGTCTTGGCGGCATCAGTTTTTTCTTGAAGTTCGACTGATGTCCGCCCTTTTTAAAGTGAATTTTGTGATGCGGTGAATGCGGCTAAGCGCACGCGGCACAGTTAAAAGTCATGTTAGTCCTTATTGGTTTGGGTGGGAAAGCCGACTGTAATTGTTAACTGGTTGCAGTCACCTGGAGGCACCAGGCACCGCATCAACAAAGTTCATTTGTAAAAATGGAGATAATTATGATTGCACATCACTTCGGAACTGATGAAATACCACGTCAGTGTGTGACTCCTGGTGATTATGTTCTTCATGAAGGCCGGACATATATCGCCTCGGCAAACAATATTAAAAAGCGAAAACTTTATATTCGTAACCTGACTACAAAAACATGCATTTCTGACTGCATGATTAAAGTCTTCCTCGGTCGTGATGGTTTACCAGTAAAGGCGGAGTCATGGTGATGACTAAGAAAATAAAATGTGCTTACCACCTTTGCAATAAAGGAATTGAAGAAAGCAAAAGCATTAAAAGACCACTTCATTTCATGCGTGGAGTTATCCCAACGACGGAAATGAAAAAATATTGTAGTGAAAATTGTGCCGAAAAAGACCAGATGGCACACGAACTTTAATTAACTGACTATGCGAAACTGAATTTATGCCAGCAATGGCAGGGATTCGCTCAACCTTAATTAAGGAGAAAAAATGATTACCAATTATGAAGTCACTGTTGTAACTACCGATGACATTGTTCACGAGGTTAATCTGGAAGGAAAGCGTATTGGCTACGTGATTAAAACAGAAAATAAAGAAACCCCATTCACTGTGGTTGATATTGACGGCCCATCAGGCAACGTAAAAACACTTGATGAAGGTGTCACAAAAATGAGTCTGGTTCACATCGGAAAGAATCTGCCCGTAGAAAAAAAAGCCGGATTTCTGGCAACTCTGATTGCAATGAAATTAAAAGGTGAAATCTGAAAAAAGAAAGCCTGCACAACGTGCAGGCCTGAGTGAAGAACCTGGGACATTTATTCATCACTCGCAGTAATTTTAATCTGAGTTGAGGTTAAAAAACAATGAGCACAAAACCACTCTTCCTGTTACGGAAAGCGAAAAAATCATCCGGTGAACCTGACGTCGTCCTGTGGGCAAGCGACGATTTTGAATCGACCTGTGCCACTCTGGACTACCTGATCGTTAAGTCAGGTAAAAAACTGAGCAGCTATTTTAAAGCTGTTGCCACGAATTTTCCTGTCGTTAATGACCTGCCCCCTGAAGGTGAGATCGATTTTACCTGGAGTGAACGCTATCAACTCAGCAAAGACTCCATGACCTGGGAACTAAAATCGGGAGCAGCGCCAGACGACGTTCACCATCAGGAGAATGCTCAGGAAACCGAAGAACTGACGGGAGGGCAGGAAGAAAACACACTGGCAGACGCTCACGGGGATTGCCAGGATTGCGAAGTTTCTGTATCCACTTTGCGGTTCACACAGCGTCTTCTGCACATTTTTACGTATGCGGCCGGGAATCGGAAATACCTGCATCATGCCACCCGTGAACAACGCGAACACATTACTGCTCTTGAGATGGATCAGGAAAACAGCTATGTCCAGAATCTGCTGTTGGCCATACGCAGCATGGCAGAACCGACAACTCTGGATAATGCCGCCCTGCTCCGCCTGACTGATGCAATTAAGGCAGTGTTCTCTATCACGAAAAAACATCAGCCCTATGAATTTAAGAATTTCATTTCAGCCTGGCTGGATACCGAACACATTGATCGCGGTCTTCTGACAAAAGAATGGCGAAAAGGGAATCGTGTTTCACGCATCACTCGCACGGCTTCCGGTGCTAATGCTGGCGGCGGGAACCTCACCGATCGCGGCGAAGGTTTCGTCCACGATCTGACGTCACTGGCGCGCGATGTAGCCACTGGCGTACTGGCCCGTTCAATGGACGTGGACATCTATAACCTTCATCCGGCACACGCTAAACGCATTGAGGAAATTATCGCTGAAAATAAACCACCCTTTTCTGTTTTCCGCGACAAATTCATCACCATGCCTGGCGGGCTGGATTATTCCCGCGCCATCGTGGTTGCGTCCGTGAAAGAAGCACCAATTGGGATCGAGGTCATCCCCGCACACGTCACTGAATATCTGAACAAAGTACTGACTGAAACCGATCATGCCAACCCTGATCCGGAAATCGTGGATATTGCCTGCGGTCGCTCCTCGGCCCCGATGCCGCAGCGAGTAACAGAAGAAGGAAAACAGGATGATGAAGAAAAACCGCAACCATCTGGAACAACGGCAGATGAACAGGGAGAGGCTGAAACAATGGAACCGGACGCAACTGAACATCATCAGGACACGCAGCCGCTGGATGCTCAGTCACAGGTAAATTCTGTTGATGCGAAATATCAGGAACTGCGGGCAGAACTCCATGAAGCCCGGAAAAACATTCCATCAAAAAATCCTGTCGATGCCGATAAATTGCTTGCTGCATCACGTGGTGAATTTGTTGACGGAATTAGCGACCCGAACGATCCGAAATGGGTTAAGGGGATCCAGACTCGCGATTCTGTGTACCAGAACCAGCCAGAAACGGAAAAAACCAGCCCGGATGTGAAACAACCTGAGCCAGTAGTGCAACAGGAACCGGAAATAGTCTGCAATGCCTGCGGTCAGACTGGCGGGGATAACTGCCCTGACTGTGGTGCGGTGATGGGCGACGCAACATACCAGGAAACATTCGATGAAGAGAATCAGGTTGAAGCCAAGGAAAATGATCCGGTGGAAATGGAAGGCGCTGAACATCCGCACAATGAGAATGCTGGCAGCGATCCGCATCGCGATTGCAGTGATGAAACTGGCGAAGTCGCAGCTCCCGTAATCGTAGAAGACATAGAGCCAGGTATTTATTACGGAATTTCGAATGAGAATTACCACGCGGGTCCCGGTGTCAGTAAGTCTCAGCTCGATGACATTGCTGATACTCCGGCACTGTATTTGTGGCGTAAAAATGCCCCCGTGGACACCACAAAGACAAAAACGCTCGATTTAGGAACCGCTTTCCACTGCCGGGTACTTGAACCGGAAGAATTCAGTAACCGCTTTATCGTAGCACCTGAATTTAACCGCCGTACAAACGCCGGAAAAGAAGAAGAGAAAGCGTTTCTTATGAAATGCGCAAGCACAGGAAAAACGGTTATCACTGCGGAAGAAAGCCGGAAAATTGAGCTCATGTATCAAAGCGTTATGGCTTTGCCGCTGGGGCAATGGCTTGTTGAAAGCGCCGGACACGCTGAATCATCAATTTACTGGGAAGATCCTGAAACAGGAATTTTGTGTCGGTGCCGTCCGGACAAAATTATCCCTGAATTTCACTGGATCATGGACGTGAAAACTACGGCGGATATTCAACGATTCAAAACCGCTTATTACGACTACCGCTATCACGTTCAGGATGCATTCTACAGTGACGGTTATGAAGCACAGTTTGGAGTGCAGCCAACTTTCGTTTTTCTGGTCGCCAGCACAACTATTGAATGCGGACGTTATCCGGTTGAAATTTTCATGATGGGCGAAGAAGCAAAACTGGCAGGTCAGCTGGAATATCACCGCAATCTGCGAACCCTGGCTGACTGCCTCAATACCGATGAATGGCCAGCTATTAAGACGTTATCACTGCCCCGCTGGGCTAAGGAATATGCAAATGACTAAGCAACCACCAATCGCAAAAGCCGATCTGCAAAAAACTCAGGGAAACCGTGCACCAGCAGCAGTTAAAAATAACGACGTGATTAGTTTTATTAACCAGCCATCAATGAAAGAGCAACTGGCAGCAGCTCTTCCACGCCATATGACGGCTGAACGTATGATCCGTATCGCCACCACAGAAATTCGTAAAGTTCCAGCGTTAGGAAACTGTGACACTATGAGTTTTGTCAGTGCAATCGTACAGTGTTCACAGCTCGGCCTTGAGCCAGGTAGCGCCCTTGGCCACGCATATTTACTGCCTTTTGGTAATAAAAACGAAAAGAGCGGTAAAAAGAACGTTCAGCTAATCATTGGCTATCGCGGCATGATTGATCTGGCTCGCCGTTCTGGTCAAATCGCCAGCCTGTCAGCCCGTGTTGTCCGTGAAGGTGACGAGTTTAGCTTCGAATTTGGCCTTGATGAAAAGTTAATACACCGCCCGGGAGAAAACGAAGATGCCCCAGTTACCCACGTCTATGCTGTCGCAAGACTGAAAGACGGAGGTACTCAGTTTGAAGTTATGACGCGCAAACAGATTGAGCTGGTGCGCAGCCAAAGTAAAGCTGGTAATAACGGGCCGTGGGTAACTCACTGGGAAGAAATGGCAAAGAAAACGGCTATTCGTCGCCTGTTCAAATACCTGCCCGTATCAATTGAGATCCAGCGCGCGGTATCAATGGATGAAAAGGAACCACTGACAATCGATCCGGCAGATTCCTCTGTATTAACCGGGGAATACAGTGTAATCGATAATTCAGAGGAATAATTCAGCTAGGCGGTGTAATGCACCGCCAACGTGAAATATTTTTTATGAGAACAATTATGAGATATGACGATGTTAAACCATGTCCGTTTTGTGGTTGTCCATCAGTAACGGTGAAAGCCATTTCAGGATATTACCGCGCGAAGTGTAACGGATGCGAATCCCGAACCGGCTATGGTGGAAGTGAAAAAGAAGCACTCGAACGATGGAATAAACGAACCACTGGAAATAATAATGGAGGTGTTCATGTATAAAATTACCGCCACTATTGAAAAGGAAGGAGGCACTCCTACTAACTGGACAAGATATTCAAAATCTAAACTAACGAAATCAGAATGCGAAAAAATGCTCTCAGGTAAAAAAGAAGCAGGCGTTTCCAGAGAGCAGAAAGTAAAACTGATAAATTTTAATTGCGAGAAACTTCAGTCCTCATGAATTGCATTGTATTCAAATTAAAACTTCATAGCTGATTATTAATAATCAACATCGGGCGTCAATTTCAGCCTAACATTGGCGCCTGCCAGAGGTGATGCGATGGCACAAGTAATCTTTAATGAAGAGTGGGTGGTTGAATACGGCCTGATGCTTCGCACTGGTCTAGGTGCCAGACAAATTGAAGCATACCGCCAGAACTGTTGGGTGGAAGGCTTCCACTTCAAACGAGTATCTCCTTTAGGGAAGCCAGACAGTAAGCGAGGGATTATCTGGTACAACTATCCGAAGATAAATCAGTTTATCAAAGACTCATGATATGTCTAAATTACCAACAGGTGTTGAGATTCGAGGTAAATACATTCGCATCTGGTTCATGTTTCGAGGAAAACGATGTCGGGAAACATTGAAAGGCTGGGAGATTACTAACAGTAACATTAAAAAGGCCGGGAATTTAAGAGCGTTGATAGTTCATGAAATCAGTTCCGGTGAATTTGAGTATTTAAGACGTTTTCCCCAGTCCAGCACTGGGGCAAAAATGGTGACAACGAGGGTCATAAAAACATTCGGGGAGCTTTGTGATATCTGGACAAAAATTAAAGAGACAGAGTTAACAACAAACACAATGAAGAAAACGAAATCACAATTAAAAACACTCAGGATAATAATTTGTGAGAGTACCCCGATATCGCATATTCGTTATAGCGATATCTTAAACTACCGGAATGAACTGCTGCATGGAGAAACGCTTTACCTGGATAATCCAAGATCCAACAAAAAAGGAAGAACCGTGCGCACAGTTGATAACTATATCGCCCTGCTCTGTTCGTTGTTACGTTTTGCGTATCAGTCGGGATTTATATCAACCAAACCATTTGACGGAGTAAAAAAATTACAGCGAAACAGAATAAAGCCTGACCCGTTATCTAAAACAGAATTCAATGCATTAATGGAAAGTGAAAAAGGACAGAGCCAAAACTTGTGGAAATTTGCCGTTTACTCCGGGCTTCGTCACGGGGAACTGGCAGCTCTGGCGTGGGAGGATGTGGATTTCGAGAAGGGAATTGTGAATGTCAGAAGAAACCTGACGATACTTGATATGTTCGGTCCCCCAAAAACAAATGCCGGGATCCGGACGGTAACATTACTGCAGCCGGCTCTTGAAGCACTGAAGGAGCAATACAAACTGACCGGGAATCATCGCAAAAGCGAAATCACTTTTTATCATCGGGAGTACGGCAGAACTGAAAAGCAAAAACTGCATTTTGTTTTCATGCCCAGGGTGTGTAACGAAAAACAGAAACCTTATTACTCGGTAAGCAGTTTGGGTGCAAGATGGAATGCAGCAGTAAAACGTGCTGGTATTCGCCGCCGTAATCCGTACCATACGCGACATACTTTTGCCTGCTGGCTGTTGACGGCAGGAGCGAACCCAGCATTTATAGCCAGCCAGATGGGGCATGAAACTGCGCAAATGGTGTATGAAATTTACGGTATGTGGATTGATGACATGAACGACGAACAGGTAGCTATGTTGAATGCGCGGTTATCGTAG